TGTGCTACCATAGTCCCATCGGAAAAAGAGAAAACTGCTAAAGACAAACATCTAACACGGTTACGAACAGCTCGTTGCCAGTCAGGGCTAGCATTGACAGCCAAAGCAATTCTGCATTCGGCATCCCAATCTAACTCCCATCCTTGAACGGACCAATCAAAACCGCTGATGTCCACATCAGCCAATTGAATTCCACCTACACGGGCATTGTCTAACTCCCTAGCCAATATCTCGACGTCCTCATCATTGGTCATTGAACCACCGGGTTTACTAGGAATAGTAGTCCAGTTATCAATTTCCGCGTTGTTTTGTCTAGAATACAGCAACCTTTCGATTATTTGATCAACGAGACTGACCGAACTAATAAGTCTTAGCCGCCGTTGGGCAGTCTTTAACTTATTATGCGGCTCATTCTTAACAAAGACTCGTATGGGATCACACAAGCCTGCTTGAATAAGCTGTTCTGCAGTCATTTTCCTCACATCTTCAGGTTCCATCGTCGCTAGAAGCGACAATCGCTCTTTAACGGCTTCGCACACCATACCAAAATGATCTCGTAAGAGAATTTTATTGGTGGCAGCTAACATACAAAGAGGAACTCCAGGTGAAGAGTCTTCTTTCACGTCAACTGACATGATGCTACGTACAACTTCATCAACGCTCTCATCAGTCCAAGATCGTGGCCGGCTACTGGGATAGGCGGCCACAACTCGTTTGATAAGCATTGCTCTCATTTCATAGCAAGGCTCCTCTCCCTTCACAAATTGTTGGGTTTGGTAATTAAACGATGCCTTTTCAGCTTCTGGCCCTCGTTCGGGCCATGTCCACTCTCTCAATTCTTCAAATGCCTGTTTTGCGTCAGTGGCGATTGTTGTTTCCAATTTGACGCGGGGTGCTTGGAAAAGTGAATCATTTGATCCACAATTTGCAACGCAAAGGCCTGGTCTTGTTGGTACAACGTCCTCATGCCAGTGATAACCTGCGAGGCTGTTGAGAAACTCGAGAGCCCCTCCTTTGTAGTTAAGTGACTGGGTTGGAGGGTTTC